GGTCGGATCATGCTTCACCCTCGATGCGACCTGCTCGGGAAGGGCATGGAGACGTGGGACTACACGCGCGACCACCCCATGAAGGATTGCATCGACGCCTTCCGGTACAGCCTAAAGGACTACATCTTCCGGCTGGGCCAGAACGGCGGGACCGTGGTACGGTTCCGATAGGCTGGCACGTTTCGCGCAAATGCGCTACCCTTGACGGGTGCAGCTTTCGGCCTCCATTCCGCCACCGCCCAAAGACGCTGACGAGGCGCAGCGCGTAGAGCACACGCGGCTTCGTCGCCGTCTGCTCTATTCGCAGTACGAGCCGGACCTTGACGCCCGCATCCGGCAAGCGGTTGGCAACGTCAAGGCCGAGGCGTGGAAGCCGATCGACCTGACGGCGAATCCGTACCTGTCCATCTGGCAACAGACGGCGGTGCTGTACGACCTCGCGCCCGAAGTCGCCACGCTGGCGGGTTCTGAGCCGGTGGCCGAGGCGCTGGTGGAGGCTGGCGCGTGGCCGCTCATGCAGCGCGTACAGCGTGACACCCTGGGCCTCCGCGAGATGCTGCTACGGGTGTCGGTCGCCGACGGCTCGGGCGAGGTGGTAGTCCGCCCGGTGTTCCCCGATATGGTGAGCATCGAGGTAGACCCACGCGAGCCTACCCGCCCGGTCAAGATCAAGGAATGGCTACACGACCCGACGCACGGGTGGGTGCGCCACGTCTACGACATCAGCCGCCCGGCCTCGCCCAGCTACCTCGCTGCCAAGCCTGACGGATCGCTGGTGTCGGCGCAGGTACTCGGCGGTACGTTCGACGGCGAGGCGTACCCGTTCCGCAAGTCGGACGGCACGCCGATCTTGCCGTTCGTGCTCTACCACGCGGCTCAGGCTGCGACGGTGTTTGACCCATACACCATGCGCGAGGTCGTGGAAGGGTCGCTGATGCTCGGCGTGTACCTGACGTTCTACGGCCATGTGGTGCGCGACAGTTCGTGGCCGCAGCGGTACACGGCCGGGCTTCGGGTACTCGGCGCCGAGGTGGTCGACGGGGAAGGCAACGTACTCGCTGGCCGGCGCGAGGTGGTGACCGACCCGGCCACGCTGCTTGAAATGGAGATCGACCCGACCTATACGGGCCAACCCATCATCGGCCAGTGGAACGCGAGCGCCGACCCGGTGGCGTTGCTCACTTCGATCTCGATGTACGAGCGCCGCATTCTGACACTTGCCGGGATTCAGTCTCCCGACGTGACGAGGCAGGACGCCGACATCCGTAGCGGCTACTCGCTGGCCGTGTCGCGCGAGCAGGTACGCACGCTCCAGCGCGTGTACGAGCCGCAGTTCCGGCGCGGCGACCTGCAGCTCTGCGCGGTGTCGGCGACCTTGCTCAACCGGGCGAATGGCACGCACTACGCCGAGGAGCCGAGCGCCTACCGGATCACCTACAAGGGCCTGCCGAAGTCGCCCGGCGAACGCATGGCCGAGCTGGCTGAGATCAAGGCGCGCACGGACGCGGGGCTCGTCGGCCCGGTGACGGCGTACCAGGAGCTCAACCCCGGCACGCCGTTCGCCGAGGCGTTTACCCGCGTGGTTGACGCCCGCCTTGAAGCGAGCGCGGTGGATGCGGCGGTGGCGGCTCGCGGGGCATCGCCCACCACGGGGACGGGCGACAGCGGGCCGAAGCTCGTGCTGGCGCCTACCGACGTGGCAACGGTGGTGACCGTCAACGAGGCGCGCGCATCGCAGGGGCTTCCGCCTACCAGCGGCCCCGACGGGGCGCTGACAATCACCGAATACAAGGCGAAGAACGCGGCCATGGTAGCAGAGGCCGCCGCCGCAGGCGCGGGCACCTCGCCGCCGGCTGACGCGCCTGCATGATCTCAGAGGGAGCACAAACCATGGCCGAGGCCGACCCGACCACGAACGGAACTGCTGAACCCGCGCCCGTCGCGAAGCCGCCCGAGATGGTGCCTGCCGCGCGACTGGCTGAAGTCGTCGCCGAGCGCAACGCTCTGCGGAAGCAGTACGCCGAGGCCGCCGAGCAGGCGGGCCAAGCGGCTGAGCATCGCACCGTGGCCGAGCGGCACGCCGCTGAGCTCGCCGCCGAGCGTGCAGCCCGTGCCGAGGAGCGCGACCTGTACCGCGCTGGCCTGCTCGATGAAGAGGCGCACGTCGTCGCCCGCGCGCTCTACTCGGCGCAGCCTGCCGACAGCCGCCCGCCGACCATCGGCGAGTACCTGAGCGCATTCAAGGCCGAGGGCGCCGAAGTGCCACGCGCGTTGCGTGGATACCTGGGCGAGCCCGTCAAGGCCCCGAGCCCGACGGCCACGCAGCCGAAGCCGCCCGCCAACGCTGGCAAGCCGTCGCCCATCGGCACGCCCATCGGGCGCGAGGCCATCGAGGCGGCCATGAAAACCGGCAACGCGGAGACGATTCGCGCCACGCTGGACAGCTTCTACGCATCGCGCGGCGTCAAGCCTTGACAGATTGACACGGCTCGCGCTACTCTCACATAGCCACCGGCAAGGGTAAGCCGTCAAACCCGTAGGCGCAGGAACCTCCTTCCCCCCTACGGTGCAATCATGGCTGACGAAATCATCTACAGCGGCATTGGCGACCTCTCCCTCGCCGCCGCCCTCTCTGCCGAATACATCCTCCTTGCGGCCGACCGCAACGCGCTCCCCAACCACCCGGCGCTCCAGTACGTCGGCGACATCAGCGTAGGGGCGCACAGCGCCGTCATCAAGGTGCCGCACATCGGCCTGATGGGCTACAACCTCCTCGCCTCGACCGGCGACGGTTCCAGCGTGGCGAACACCGCGCTCACCGACGGTGCGACCTCGGTGACTGTGGGCCGCTACTCGAAGGCCTACGAGGCGTCCGACCTCGCCAAGATGACCGCGGGAGCCGGCGGCCTGTCCGCTCAGGTGTTCGCGATGGACGCGATGGTGTCGGGTGCGCTCACCCTCACCAGCCTCGTCGCGAACCTCATGGACAACTTCTCGACCGTCGTTGGCTCGACCGGCGTGGACATGACCGTTGCGAACTTCCTCGACGCGATCACCGCCCTCGAGGTGGCCAACGCGCAGGGGCCGCTCCTCGCCGTGCTCCACTCGCAGCAGTTCGGCGATTTCCGCAAGGATCTCGGCATCAACAGCGGCGGCGCGGTGCAGTTCGCCCCGGCCTCGGCCGAGATGATCAAGGTGAGCGGCGGCGGCCTCGTCGGCAGCTTCGCGGGCGTGGACATCGTGGTTTCGAACTACGTCCCGACCATGAACGGGGGCGATGACCGCGGCGGCGGCATGTTCGCGAAGGGCGCGATCCTCTGGGCCGACGGCTCCGTGGGTTCGGACGGATCGCCTGACCAGATGGTGATTGGCGGAAAGGTGCTCTTTGAGCGCGACCGCACCGCCCGCTCCGGCCTGACCGCCTACGTCAGCCACCGCTACCTCGGCGTTGCCGAAGGTATCGACGGCTTCGGCGTGACGATCTCCACCGACGCCTGATGCCTCGCGGCCGGGGCCTGGGCGATGGGGGCAACTCCCTCGCAACCCGGCTCCGGCCCCGTCCGTTTCCGACCACAGCAACATCAGAGGGAGCCAACCATATGCCTGCGAAGAAGCTACCGCCCGGATTCGTCCCCGCCGACGTACCGAGCCCAAAGACCGACAACGCAGGCGGGGAGGCTTACCTACCCGACCTCGGCAGCACCATCCGAGTGCAGCCGCTCACGCAGGTTGATCCCTGCGCCCCCTTCCTTCTCAAAGCCCACCCGGAGCGGTGGACCGTCATGGGCGGCAAGGTGGTTCCCTTGTTCGGGCGCCTCGTCATGCAGTCCGGCGTCGATGGCGTCGAAGGCCGCAAGGGCGGAAAGCTCGACCTCGGCACCGCTCGCAACATGAACGAGGAGCGCGGCTGGACCTTGATCCCGCCCGACGCCGTACCCGACTCGCACGCGACGACCGACGCGAACGGCAACAAGGTCAAGAGCTACCTGTACCGCCCGACTGGCCGGCCCGACGTGACCCTGTTGATTTACACCAAGGTGTTCCCCGGCTCGAAGCAGGTCGAGGTGGACGTGCCTCGGTATGTCGAGTTCTGCGAGCACCTCGTCGCATCGGGCGTCATCGAAGGCCCGAAGGTGTACGCGCTGGAGAAGCTGCGCGCCCGCATGGAGCACGAGGCGGCCGAGCTCTCCAACCGCGCTCGCCAGTTCGCGCAGTACGCACCCGCCGCCAAGTCGGCCGCCAATGCGCTCGCCGTGGTTACCGCCGAGGTGGAGCGCCTGCGCGCTGCCCCGGTGGGCGGTGAAGCGGTGGAGGTGGAACTGTGAGCGGCGAGAAGCCCGGCGCCCGCGAGGCCATGGAGCGCGTGACCAAGCGCCTCGTGGAGAGCGGCACAAAGCCGGCTGAGGCCGCCAAGCTTGCGCGCGAATCCATCGTGCGCGTAATCGAGAACAACGCAGCCAAGAAGAGGTAACCCCATGGCCGACACCTACAGCTTCCGCCCCACCACCGTCGTTGACGCCCTCGGCTTCGATGGCCACCCGATGACCGATGCGCTTGTAAAGGCGGCGGTCGCCTGCGCGAACGCAACCGGCGGCGCCACGGGCGCGGCGCTGACCGTCCAGCTCTACCAGGCCGACGGGACCACCGCGGTAGCGAGCGCGCGTCAGGTGCTCGTGATCGCTGGGTCCACGCAGTACGCGCCTTTCCCCGCGCTGGAAGCCTCGCTCACCTTCGGCACCGCAACCGTCGGCAGCATCGTCGCGAGCGGTGGCGGGTGGGCGCTGGTGGAGACTTCGGCCGCTGGCGCCTTCGCCTGCACCGCGACCAACTCGCAGGATGAAACGCTTTACTTCTCGGTGACGACCTCGCAGGGTGGCGCCTCCAGCGGCTCCAAGCAGTGCTGCGTGATCGGCAGCAACTCCGACGCCGCCGCATGGTCGGCGTGATCTGAGTGGCCGCCACGCTCTACAGCGCGCGTCTGATCGGCCCCGAGGTCATCGAGGCCGGCATGAACAACGTGGTGACCTGCCCGGTCTACCGCGATGGCGCGCTTGTGGCTCCGACCGTCTACACCTTGACGGTCTGGAACTCGGCCAACGTCATCGTAGCTCAGCCTACGGTGTCGGTCGTGTCGAGCGTGGCGACCGCCACCATCACCTCGGCGAGCCTTTCGGGGCAGACCAACGGCGACGGGTGGCGGTTGGAGTGGGCGCTGACGCTCGCGAGCATCGTCCACACGTTCCGGCGCGATGGCGCGCTGGTGTACCGCCGGCTCTACCCGGTGGTCACGGATGCCGACCTGTTGCGGCTGCACACGGACCTCACGCGTCGGATGCCGTCTACGGAGTCGTCGTACCAGGACTACCTCGATGAAGCGTGGGCCACGATTGAAAGCCGGCTGATCATGTCGGGAAAGCGCCCGTGGCTCATCCTGTCGCCGTCGGCGCTGCGCGATGTCCACCTGTTCGGCACGCTGTCGCGCATCTTCCGCGACCTCGCTCCTGGCGGGCCGGGCACGGCTGAATGGGAGCTCGCCGCCGAGTACGACCGCAAGTATGAATCGGCGTGGTCGCAACTCACCTATCCGCAGGCGGTAGAGAGCAGCGGGGAGGCTGAGAACCTTCGCCGTCGTCGCGCCTCACAGCCGACGATGTGGCTGGCGGGCAAGTCGTGAGCACCATGGCCGCATTCACCGCCGCCGCGCGCACGCAGCTTCTCACGCTGTCGGGTGCGGTGCTGTCGGAGGAGACGGTGCTGACGATCCGCAACGAGGGGCGCTCACCGCGTCACCAGGAGTTCGCGGTGGGCCATACCTCCGAGACGCCGCTGCCGGGCGCTCAGAAGGCCGCGAGTGGGATGCCCTCGCGCGTACCCGTGACGGTGATCGCCGCCTATCAGCTAAAGCCGAAGGACCGGGCTACCAGTCTCGACACGGCGCATGGGTTCGCCGCCTCGCTCCGCGCGAAGATGCTGGCGACGACGTGGCTATCCACCGTGGGCGCGGTGGTGTCGTCTACCGGCCTGACGGTTGAACCCGGTGCCGATGGCTGGGTGTGGTTCACGCTTGGCTTCAACGTTCAGATCACCCTCGACATTTCTTAGGAGGCCCCCATGCCCATCAGCTCGGTAGTCAAGAACTTCGCCAACGGTACGCTGACCCTGAGCGACGACACTGGCACTCCGATCACCGTGACGGTGCAGTACGAGGCCGGCGACTTCGCGCTGAGCGGAGTGATGCAGGGGCAGAAGGAAGTGGCGATGTACCTTGACCGCGGCGCCTTCGGGTCGCTGCGTAAAACCAACTTCACCCCGGCCACGTTCAGCTTTACCGCGCACATGACCGACATCAGCGACGGCACGAACAAGACGCTGCCGGACGCGGTGAACAAGACCGGCGCGTTTGCAGCGGGCGTGAGCACCCTCGGCGCTGGCGCCGATGTCCCCTGGACCCTCGACCTGTTGTGGACGATCGAGGGCACCGACTCGGGTGACGCCTCGGATCACACCGTCACCATGACCGACTGCCACTTGAAGATCGACATGAGCGAGGGCGACCCCAACAGCTTCTCGATCTCGGGCACCGTGTACGGGTCCATCACGCTCGCGTAGTCAGTCACCACCAGAGGGAGCAACCATGAACGGACAGAGCAGCATCAAGCTGGCCGGCAAGGAGTGGGCGGTAACGCTGCCCGACTTTGCAACGCGCGAAGATCTCGCGCTGGCGTGGCACGAGTCGGCAACCAAGGGCGACGGAGCCGCCCTTCGGCGTGTAGCCGGCGCAGCGGTCGGGCTCTGTACGGGCGTGGGCAAGCGGGCTGGCGTGAGCTTCACCGGCACCGCCATGCTCGTCTACGGTGGTGCTGTCTATTCGTGGCTTCGCGAGCAGCGCGAGACGATTCCCGGCGTGATGGAGGCGGGCGGCCAGATCGTCTCGATGTGCGCTGACTCGGTCTTCCCTCGGGAGGCCGAGGTGGACACCCGCGCTGCTTTTTCCGTAGCCCCCGAGGACGGAGCGACCTCGTAGCCGTTCGCCTGGGGCTAAAGCACGCGGGCGATCCGCGCTGGTTCTACACCCTGACACGGGAGGCACAGGTGGACGTACTCGCGGAATACGCAGCCACCGAGCGCCCGACGGCGGGGCGTGGGCTCCCGCCCGGCGTCAAGGTTGACCCGAAGGCGGCCGGCTGGTGGGGGTCGTAGTGGGGGCGATCCGAATCAGTCGTGGCGGCGCTACAGTCACGCTCACGGGTGATCTGGCACAGCGCATGAAGGAGCGGGTGGAGCGCGCCAACTCGGGGATCGTCAAGGCCATCCAACGTGAGTTCCAGGCTATCGCCGACTACGCCGAGCAGGAGTGGTACGGGCGGCGCGGCGTCCAGCCGCGCACCGGGGAGAGCGGCAAGATCGACGTGTTGACGACAGTAGACCTTGCGGCTGGTGATGTGACCGTGAGTATCGGCAGCCGCGGCACCGCCGTCGTACAGTTGACGGGCGCGAACGGCTCCGCTCGCCGTGGCAACCGTCCCTATGCGGTGTTCGTGCGCTCGCCCGGCGTGTTCTCGCTGGCCTACAAGCACGTCACGCATGATCAATACTGGGCCGCGCCGGAAGCTGACCGCGGCCCGTACCACCGCCCTGCGGCATGGCGCGACGATCCGGGAATGCCGCCGCAGAAGTTCCCCGCGATCATTGTCAAGGTGGAGGGGGCGGTCGGGCACGGCTATCTACTCGAAACGCTGGTCAAGAAGCCGACGCGCAAAGCGGTCAAGAAGCTGATACCTCAGATCGCGAAAGCGGCGACCGGGAGCTAACGTGGCAAACGAAGTAATCGGCATTGATATCAAGGTATCTCTGGAGCAGCTGAAGCAGCAGCTTGCCACGCTGCCCGGCGCCACGGCGAAGGAAGCCGCCGCGATGACGGCTGAGCTGAACAAGCAGCTCAAAGCGCAGGTAGCCGCGACAAAGGCGGCAGCGGCTCAGATGGCCGCCGCTCAGCGTAGTGGGATGAAGCAGGCGGCCGATGGTGCCGCTACCGCCGCGACGAAGTTTGACAAGCTGGGTATGGCGATGGGGCCGCTCGGTGGCGTGCTCGCGCGTATCTCGCCCGAGGCTGGCGCCGCCGCATCGAGCATCGCCGGCGTGACGAGTAGCGTCCAGGGGCTGGCCGCCGCGGGGGTGGCGCTGCAAACGCTGGTGCCTATCGTCCTCGCCATCAGCACGGCGGTAGCCGCGGGCGCGGTGGCGTGGGACATCTACACCTCCAAGGCTGAGGCGGCGGCGAAGCGCGCACAGAAGCAGGCGGACGGGCTGAAGGTGGTAACGGACTGGACGCTCGAACTGGAGAAGGCGCAGTACGATTTGAAGGCGGCCACCGGCACTCTCACGATGGAGGAGGAGAAATCCGCGATGAAGCGGGAGGTAAACGCCAGGGCGACCGAGGCGTCAATCGGCAGGACCGAGGAGGAGAAGTCCGCGCTCATCAGCCTGTCATCCAAGGTGCGCTATGCCAAAGAGCAGGAGATCGAATACCGCCACGCAATGAAGGAGAGCGAGGAGGTGCTTGCGCGACGGGCGAAGGCTTCCGCCGCTGCGGCCGCCTCCGCCGCCGAGGATGCGAAGGACCGTGCCGCCGCAGAGCAGGTAGCCAACGAGGCAGCGGAAGCCGCCACCGAAAAAACGTTTGCCAGCATGAAGCGGCTGGACGATCACCGCGAAGCCGCCACAAAGAAGGACATCGCGCGCACGAAGCGCATGGCCGAGCTCGACGCCCACGCCGAGGCCCATGTGGCGAAGCTGGTACAAGACAGCCTTGCTGTCAAGGTGGAGGCGGCCGAGGAGGCCCAGCGCGCGATGGAGGACATCGCCGCATCGGCACGCGACACCATCGGGCAGGTGCTCGGCTCGCTACACACGTTCGCCGGCCTTGCGGCAGATGCAGCGGGCGAGGCCGCCGACCGCTCCATGGAGCGGCTGGATCGTATCCGCGGGCTTTTGGCTGACCTTACCGCCGAGTCAATGGACGCCTCTACGCTTACCGGCGATGCGCTGGTCGCGGCGTACAAGCGCGGCGAAGTGGGGGCCGAGGAGTTGACGGAAGCTCAGCGCAAGTCCATCGCCACGGTGCTCAGCGAGCAGGAGGCCGCCGCCGCCGCCCGCACCCGTGCCGACCGCAAGGCTGCTCGCGCCGCGTGGCAGACTCAGCAGGACTTGAACATCGCGCAGACGTTCGCCGCGGGCGCCGTGGCGCTCATCCAGGCGTTCGCCCAACTCGGGCCGGTGGCCGGCGCCATCGCTGGTATCGGCATCGCCGCCGCCACCGCTGCGAGCATCGCGACCATCTCTTCGCAGAAGCCCGCGTTTCACAGTGGCGGCGTGGTGGGCGGCTCGGCCAACGGGCAGGGCGAGGTATCGGCGCGACTGCTTCCGGGGGAAGCCCTGCTGAACCGTCAGGCCACCAACGCGCTCGGCCCGTCCGGCGTTGCCGCGCTCAACGCAGGCGCGAGCATGGGCGCGGTGTCGCTTCGCATCGGCCGGCTGGAGGCGCGCGAGATCGTGCGGACGGACGTAGCCGCGGGTGGTCTGATCGTCCGTACCGCGAAGTCTGCCGCCGCGAGCGCAGGAAACACGGCAGGCCGCACGGGCCGCCGTCCAATCGCTTAGGAGGTCGTATGGCTCTCGTATTCGTCCGGCCGTCCATCCAGCACAAGGCGGCAAACGTGCTGTCCTCCACCAGCTCCTCCGGGCTGACGGTGCAGGAGCCAACGCCCACGGCTGGCAACGCGGGCAACCTGCGCCTCCGGTGCTCTGGTACGCCAACGGCGGCTACGTCCCTGACGGTTACGCTTCAGAGTAGCGGGTCGCCCCTGGGGGCGTCGGGTGGCGATGACGGCTACGCGCACGGGGCATCGGCGGTGTGGGCTACGACGGCCGCGCCGACCACGGTGTATGGGTACGTTGATACGCCCTATGTGGTACGGGCGTTTGCGCCGCTCACCTACGACAACGCGCAATACTCCATTGGACGGATGCGCGAGCTCCCCGATGGCACGTTGGGCGTGCTGCGGCATGAAACGGTGTTCAACAACGATCACCAGTTCCATCGGATCAGTAGCTACACGTCGGTTTCCACGGCCAACTGGATCGTGCAGGGCGTTGCTGGATACATTCGCCCGGACTTCGTGGTGTTGCCGTCGGGTCGGCTGGTCCTGTTCACCTACGAGTTCTCGTATCCGGCCACCGTCAGCTACTACAGCGACGACAACGGGGTAACGTGGACGCTGCTCAGCAAGAACGTATGCCCAGCGAACGGCTACGCTGCCGAGGTCATTGGTGACACGATCGTTCTAATCGACTCTCTGCTTGGCGTGACATCCACCGCAAACGTGTACGTCTCTCGCGACGGTGGCGCGACGGCTACTTTGGTGGGCACGTTCACGGCCACTGGCACCAACCTGCGGACGTGCGTTCACGACGGGCGGGTGATCGTAGCCTCCCACTCGGCCACCTCTACCGATATCATCGCGGTGTCGCCCGGCGGTATTGACACGGTGCTGACCACCGACGCGGGTGCGAACTGGAGCGGGCAGCAGGCCATCGTAGCGCGCGACGACGGCACGCTGTGGGTGTTCGGAGTGGGCTCCTCGGCTGCCAACAAGCTCGACATCAAGGCGTCCGTCAGCAACGACGGCGGGCTGTCGTGGTACACCTACGCTGATCCCATCCTCGATTGCGAGGATACGCCAGCGGCAGCGCCCATCTATCAGATCGACGGGTGCATGTGGAAGGGGCAGCTTGTACTCGGCCTCCAGACGAACGCCGACACTGGCAGCGACAACAACTGCCTATTTCTCGGGCTCGGCGGGTGGTCCAATCTCACCGATCGCTCGGTAAGCATGACCGCCGATGGTGCGGTCTACTCGCACAGCTACGTGCCGATCGACGTGCCTGTAGCGTTCGGGTGGACGGCTACCAGCTTCGGCACGGGCGGCACGCTAACCAACCAGAACTACCTGCAACTCGTCTGCACGCCGGGCAACAATCAATACTGGACCGCGCCGACAGCGGTGTGGAACCCGGCCGCGGGCGACTCGAGGCGCGCTCGCTTCCGCATCAAGGTCAACAGTGGGTCGCACACT